CTTCGTTGCCAAACTTCGGGCGTGTCGATTGTCCAGATTTATCAAGTTCAGCCAGTCGTTTAGCTTCGGCCGCATCATATTCGGCCTGCTTCGCGTTCTCGATTTCACGATACATCTGCTTGCGCTGCTCCGGGGAAATCTTGCTGTCTTCAATCTGCAGAATCTCGTCCTGAATCTGGGTCATCATCGCCAATCCTGAGACGAACTTCTCATGCATGAAAGTGATGTTCATGCCCATCTTGAATCCGGTTCCACCCTTTTGAATCTCACGCTCGACGAGGGCTTTGCCTTCGGTCGTGGTCTGAAGATAGGTCTTAAACATCTCAGACTTGCCGGCACGCTCTTCGGCGGCGGCCTTGTTAAGATCCATCTGAAGCTTCAAGCGTGCCGCGAGACTCTTCTCTTCAGCGGTGCCATACTTAGACGAAGCGTCAGCCAGCTTCTCAAAGCCATCGGTCGCAAGCTTTTGGGCCTCTGCCATCTTGTTCCCGAAGTAGGAAATGGCGGCATTGAGAAGCACCATGGGAGCAAAGAAACCAAGAAAGATGTCTTTGAATCCGGTGCTAAACTTCTTCTGGATATCCTCGACCTGTTTGCTGAAAGACACCGTGGCGCTCTTCGCCTTGTCCATCGCCTGCGGGACGTCGGAGGTGGTCTTAACGTTGACTGTCAGGTCTTGGGCCATGTCAGGGAGTCGTTTCCTTTGCAGGATTGGAAGCGGACTCAGCCTTCTCCTTGGCCTCCTCCTCCGCCATGAAGGCTTCCTCTTCGGGCGACATGATCGCCACGTCCGCACCCTTGCGGATAGCCAGGGCGGAGTTAAGCCAGACCGCCTGACACTCCGGCATTTCCCACGCCCGCTTTTCGTCGATGCCTGACGCGATCAGATTAGCCACGATGGACAGGGGCCACGGTACGCCCTTGCTCCCTCCGCTGGATTTCTTGGTTTGCTCCCAGAACTTCGGCCAATCTTGGACTAGGATGTAGCCGGCGAAGGCTTCCAGCAGGCGCTCGAACTTTGCAGGGTTGCGGGACAAGTGCATCATCCGCAGCTGATCGCGCCAGCCAATCTCGCCCAGGGGTTCCTCGGCGCACACTTGGCAGGCAAAGATAAGGTCGGCGGGGGTGATGCCCCGGGAGCCTGTCACCAGCGGGGAGTCGAAGGCCATCAGGCGGACCCGATACTTGAGGCACCATGGATAAAGCGAACGACCCAGCAGCCGAAAAGGTGCCGGGTCGATGAAGGCCGAAAGGAAGCGCTTGTCCATGCCCCCAGTCTAGCCCGCTTGGGGCTAAGTCAATTAGGCAGGCGTGATGCCTTCGTAATCGATGGCCGTGATGGTCACCGCGGTGAAACCCTTGTTGGAGCCCTTTTCGTCAATCTTGGTGATAGTGCCAGCGAAAGAAGCAGACGCCGAGCCGGACGGGTAAGCCGTATTGGCATTGACCGTGAAGCTGATGGCGGCGCCGAGGACGGGCATCGAGGCGGTCTTGCAGATGCCTTCGATGGTGATTTCCGACTTTCGATCGTCGAGGCGATGGGTCTTCGTCAGGCCCGCTTCGTCGACCACCGTGGCCTCGGCGTTGAACGAGGATGAGAGGGAGTAGGACTGCACGTAGAGGTTCGTGACAGTACCCGCGACACCGTAGAGGCAGGTCGTTCCGTTAGAGATGGCGGCCATTTGAATATGCTCGGTTTGGTAACCTTACGCGGGGAAGACGGTCAGGATGTCGAACGTGAACGAGGTCGCCCAGGAGCGCTCGTCGACCCCTTCGTCTTCGGACTGCATCGTCACGTCATAGCAGGACGCGTCGCCCGTGGCAGTGAAGGCCGCCTTGATGGAGGTCAGGTCACGCATATTGCCGGACAGGGCGGCACAGCGGAGGCGGTGATCGGCGAGGGTCGTGTCGTCGGCGTTCGAGAAGAGCGTGATGCGGACCGAGCAGGAGAAGTTGCCTTCGCCTTCGGGGAGGTCGGACGGTGCCCGGGCGGACTCGCAGAGCACCACGGCCTTTGGGAGGGTCTGGGTCGCGGCGCTGTCCCCGGTCAGGAACGTGACGGTGGTCAGCCCGGTCTGGGTCGAGAGGTAAGTCGCGACGGTGGCCTCGACGATGTGACGGATGGATTTGGTGCCCATTTCCTTTGCCCGCTTTGGTAGGGAAAGGGGCTTGACGGACGGGGCGAGGGGTGCCTTACTCGGGTCGTTCCACCAATGCTCTGCCAACAGGACCCAGTCTTAGCCGCCTTCTTCGCCATGTTCGAGGATGCGGTTCCGCGTCAGCCTAAGCGCCGCACGCCCAAGGCACGCCACGGCGCCATGCTGGCCCGCCTGTATGCCGGCGAGACGCCCACTTTCTATGTCTGCGAGCCCAAGGTCGACGGTCTCCGCGTGCTGATCACTGCGGACTTGTCCACCCGCACCGTCCGCTTCGAGACCCGCAACGGCAACCCGATGCCTTCCCTCGACCATCTGGCCGACGAGGTGCTTGACCTCCTGGCTGGCAAGGACGGCGTCTGGTCTCTCGATGGCGAGGCCGTGTCCGGCAAGTCGTTCTTTACTTCGGTCGGTGCCCTGCGCTCTGACCGCTCTGCCGATGATGCCCGCGTCTGGCTGTTCGACCTACCCTCCGTGGCTGGCGATTACAGCGCCCGCCGTGCCTCGCTGGAGGCTTTGTTTGCCAAGTCCTACCCTACCTCCCTCCTGCTCATCCCGAGCGTCTCCTGCACCCCAGAGGAAGCCTTTGTCCGCTTTACCTCCGAGGGCTTTGAGGGTGCGATGGTCAAGGATACCGCCGCCCCCTACGCCCATGGAATCCGCTCCAGGGCTTGGCTCAAAGTCAAGGATGCCGACACCACTGACGCTGAGATTGTAGACGTGGTCGAAGGCACGGGCAAGTGCGCGGGGATGGCTGGCCATATCGTCGTGCGCTGCGGGCGTCGCCTAGTCAGCGTCGGCACGGGCATGGACAATGCCACCCGCTCCGCCCTGCTCGCCGACCGCTCTCAGCTCATCGGCCAGACCGTAGAGGTAGACTTCCAGATGAAGACCCCGCAAGGCTCCCTGCGCCACCCGGTATTTGTTCGAGTGCGCGGGGACAAGTGATCAGAGTCGCATCTGCCGCTTGGTGCGGGCGATGTGCTGATTGAGGTCGGCCTCCATCTGCTTGACGCGGTTGCCTAGGGCTAAGGCCATAGTGTCAGCCTTTACCGCGATGGCGTTGATGTTGCCGATAAAGTTCTGGATGGTCACCTGTGCGTTCTTATCAGTGTAAGTGCCCGTGGCCTTACCCGAGCCACCGTGACGGGCAATCCATCCGGCGTTCCGCAGCTTGGCCCCGAAGTTACCGCTGGAGACATTGGCACGGAGGGGCTTCGGAATCATGTTCAGCGCACGAAGCCAGCCAGCCTTGGTGCGACCGACGGCGGCCTGACGTTCCTTGATGTAGTTATCAAGGTCCTGCTTAGACTCAACCAGCAGACGCGGTTCGCCAATACGCTGGTCCCGACCGATGCGGCCACCGAACTTGCCTTTGACGCGGTTGTGATGTGAGCGCAGGTCTTTGGCGTATTCAAAGCCGTACTCGTTAGTTTTAAGCGGGACGCGGGATAGGTAGTTCTTTGCCTTCAGGAAAGCCCGGTCATAGTTCTGGTCGTTCAGGATTTTCGTCATGATCGGCGAGATGCGCAGAGTCTCGATGCGCGACTTCTTGATAATCTTATCAAAGAGTGCCTGGTCATTGGTCTGGGTGGCGTGAGCTAGGTTCTGGAAGACGATAGCCTTCTGCGTGCTGATGTTGCGGTCACCAATTGCGATAAAGATTTTACGGATGTCCCCGGCTACGGCGCCTTCGCCAGCGGCCTTGGCATCCTTCGACAAACCTTGGCCTCCGCCCTTGGGCATCCCTGGCGTAAAGGTCGCCATGTCGGCGCAGATAAGCATGGCTTGTTTTGCCACCATGCTCTGAGCGTCCATGCCAATCTCTGTAGCCACCCTAGTCAGCATGGCATTAAACTCGGAGAGGGACTTCCGAGGGATGTTGACCTCTACCACGGCGCTTACTGGTTATCGTCGATGACGACGAGCGTGATCCATGCCGACCCGGGCTTGTAGGTCTGGGTCGTGATGCGGACGGTCTTGCCGCCGGCGACAATCTTCTTCCCCTGGCCTAGGCTGGCGATGGGGACACCTGCCGACAGTAGGGCCGCCGATGACCCATTAGACCCATCTGGGAGGCTCCAGGAGGCCGTTACGGCTGGCACCCTGACCGAGTACTGGGTCCGCTCGCAATACCCCCCTGCTTCGAGGACGGTCATGACGGCGGGGTCGGAGATGAGGCACTGGAAGGTGATGGCGCCAGAGTTGGCCGACCCGGCCACGCCGAAGTCCGCGATCATCTCTTTGGCGTCAGCCAGGAACTCAGAGTAGAGGCTCATCCTATCAATGCCCCGTTTGGGAACTAGGCACAAAAAAGGGGCCCCTTTCGGAGCCCCCTAAGTTCGTAGCCTTGGCCGCTATTAGGCGGTCTTGAGGCGGACGAGGGAGGTGGCGCGACCGACAGCGGCGCCGA